CAGTGTTGCTTGCAACCTTATGGTATGGTTGGAGTGTAAATGGTGGAGACATCAGTTACGGACGATTAAACAAAATACCCTGGCAAGAGGTACAATGGTATCACGCAGCCGCACCTGCTATTCTAGTTGCATTGACTAGACTAGGTGTGCCAGTATCAACATCATTCTTGGTGCTATCAGTATTTGCTTCAACCTTTGTGTTGGAGAAAATGCTTATGAAATCGATTATGGGATATGGCGTTGCAGCCGCATTTGCATATGTGGTATGGTTTGCAATACACAAATACTTTGGTAAATGGTATGATGAAACAAAGCCAGTAGACGAAAGCAACAAACGCTTTTGGCGCATTGCACAATGGGGAGCAACAGGCGGCTTGTGGTGGACATGGCTAAGTCATGACATTGCAAACATTGCAGTGTTCCTTCCGCGAGTAGTGCCTGTGGACCTAATGATGTTTATATCAGTTGTGTTTGTAATAGGCTTGTTCTTTATGTTTAGAGAGAAAGGCGGCAAGATCCAACAGATTGTATTGGAGAAACACAACACACGTTATGTGCGTAGTGCGACACTGATCGACTTGTTCTATTGGTTGTGCTTGTACTTCTTTAAAGAGCTCAACGACATTCCTATGTCAACTACATGGGTGTTCGTAGGCTTGCTTGCAGGTAGAGAACTAGCGATGGCAACATACTTTGGTAAGCAAAAAACAAAGTCTATCTTTCCACTTGTGGCAAAGGACTTTGGTAAGATGATGGTAGGGTTAGGTGCAAGCGTTGCACTAGTCCTAGCAATACATTACGTTATTGTTCCAAGCGGATTATAATGTTTTGGAAAGGCAGTGTGCGACGGTGCTGCCTTTTTTCTTGACTTCTGTATCGAAGTATGTTTAAATACACACATAGACAAACTATAACATTCAACTGAAAAGGATAACGTTTGAAGATGAAAATCATCACGGGAAATGCTAACCCGCAATTAGCGCAAGAAATTGCAGAAGTTTGTTTTGCAACCCTAGTCCCGGCAAAGGTTAGTACATTTGCAGATGGCGAAAGCAGTGTAGAGTTTTTAGAAAACATTCGCGGCGAAGACGTATTCATTATTCAAAGCACAGCAACTCCAGTCAATGACAGTTTAATGGAACTGTTGATTATGATTGATGCAGCAAGACGTTCGAGTGCTCATCGTATTACAGCAGTCATTCCTTACTTTGGATACGCTAGACAAGATCGTAAGAGTGCAAGTCGTACTCCTATTACAGCAAAGCTAGTTGCTAACCTACTAACTACATCAGGCGCAGACAGAGTACTTACAATGGATCTACACGCAGGACAGATACAAGGCTTCTTTGATATTCCGGTGGATGATTTAACAAGCCGTGTAGTGTTTGCCAAAGACATTAAACGTTCAATTGGTATTTTAGATGATCCAGAAGTTAATCAAGCAGGCACAGTATTTGTATCGCCAGACGCAGGCGGAGCAGTGCGAGCTCGTAAGTTTGCAGACATGTTCAACGGTGACATTGCTATTGTAGATAAGATGCGTCCCGAAGCAGGCAAGAGTGAAGTCATGAACTTGATTGGTAATGTAGAAGGCAAACACGCAATTCTAGTTGATGACATTATTGACAGTGGCGGCACATTATGCAAAGCAGCAAAAGCAATTATGGACGCAGGTGCTCTTAGTGTACGTGCATACATTACACACGGAGTACTAAGTGGGGAAGCATGCCAGCGTGTTGAAAAAAGTGTACTTGACGAACTTGTAATCACTGACACTATCAAGGATCGCTGTCCTAAGAATTGCAAAAAGACGCGACAGGTTAGTGTTGCGCCTTTGATTGGTGAAGCACTTCGTCGTATTACTAACGAAGAATCAGTAAGTAACTTGTTTACTTAGGACTGACTGTTTTCTTTTCCACTTGCATACATTTCTAAATAGTTGCAGTAGTTTTCCATACTATGATCTGAGAAGCTGTCGATCTGTCCTCTCTTGATGCCCATCCATAGTCCACGCCATTTGTCTTTAAAACGCTGCCAACCTGTAGGCTTGCGAACATTACCAAACGCATTCATGTAGTGTTCCTCACCGTCATGCTTGTAGAACATAAATCTAGGTGGAACAGTTGTAACAATGTCATTGTTGTTTACCCAACGATGATGTTTAGTTTGCATAGTGTTTACATACCCTGCCCAACCTGCCCTAGGTGAACCATATGTGTAAAGTTCTTCTGCATCACGAACATTGTTTTCGTGGAAGCAACGAGCTGTCATAATAGTTGCCATTGCTGCTCCTAGGCTGTGTCCGCAGAACCAAAGTTTTTTATTTTTGTTAACAGTGCGATTAATATCTTCTAATACCATCGGCCAAAGCTCGTCTACTTCTGCTTTGAATCCTCTGTGTACTCTGCTAACTGTTTCTGATACTACAGGTGCTGCTTTTAAATCTGCCGCAATATCATTAAATTCGCTTGGTTGTGTTCCGCGACATGCAATAACTAAATCTTCTTTGTTCATAAAGCGATATGCTTGTGCGCCTTCTCTGTTGTAAAACTCAACAGTTGTAAATCCTAAACTTTTAACTTGCTTTTTTACTTCCTTGATGTTATCATTATAAGCTATACTACTAAGTTTAGCAAACAATAATGAACGCTCAGGAAAAGACAATTTTGATATCATATTACCCTCCGGTGTGTTGCCCCATTACTACACGTATTTATAGTTTACATACGCTAAATACATTAACGGAGCATTGAACAATGAAGAAACGTACTAGAAGTATTTTAGAAGAGTTGAATAATCTAGACAGATCTAGAAATAATGACTATCTAATTGAGACTACAGCAAACAATATTATTGAAAGTGCTATTAACTTGCTTAATAGAATTGGTAACACCTACGACGAAAACACTGCTGGTGAACTAGAAAGACGTTTCTTAAACAGTATCAAAAGCGGAGACCCACGCAAGTTTAAACGTGGTATTACAAAAGTAATTGAGAGTAAAAAGAATAATGGCGAATAAACTTTTTGAAGGCGGCTCAATGCCAGGCGTAGGGCCAATTCATATAGATGAAATTAATCCTACACTAGACGCATTGGAAAAACATCTAGGTATAGACTTAAAAAACAATGTGCTTGGCAGTGTTGGCAAGAAAGAGTTTAGTGGTGATATTGATGTTGCTATTCAAGTTGATGCAGATAAAATTCCAGAGCTAGTAAAAAAGATTGAAGCGTGTCCATTGATTATGGATATTGCTAAAAGCTCAGTAATAATGACAAAGGTTAAGATTGAAGGCTACGACGAAAGTAAGCAAACAACTAAACCACGTACAGGATATGTACAAGTTGACTTTATGCCGGGCGATCCTGAATGGATGAAAACATATTACCATTCACCAAGTGACAAAGAAAGCAAATACAAAGGTGTATTCCGCAATTTAATGATTGCTACTATTGCAGCCATACGTGATAGCAGAGCATCAGGTGAAACAATTGACGATGGACGTCCAGCAGAAATTGAACGTTGGATATGGAGCCCGTCAGATGGACTAGTAAGAATTAAACGTGTACCAGCACAACGCAAAGACGGCAAAGGGTATACTAAAAAGAACATCGACACTCCAGTACAAAAGCCAATTAAAAATCCAGATCAAATTGCTAAAGCACTAGGGTTAGATGGTGCTAAAGATTTAAACAGTTTTGAAAGTTTATTAGCAGCAGTAGAAAAAAATCTACCTGCTGACGAAGTAGAAAAAATCAAAGACAGTTTTGCTAACAACGGAACAGTAAAAGATGTTGGTGTACCAGACGAATTAGTTAAAAAAGAAAGCCTAGCAGACAAACATTTAAATAGAATACTTAAACTATCAGGGTACAGTCGTCATGAGGTTTAATGAATTTAAAACAACATTAACAGAGTCAGTAAAACTTACTGAAGGTGCTCGAATTGAACACTTAGAAGATTTAGTGTTTAGAGAATTACCACCTAGCAAAGGAGCCAACCGTGCTTTACAAAGTCTTATTAATATGGAAAAAGGCGGTCACACAGATGTCACCGTTAAGTGGGATGGCAGTCCCGCAGTCATCTTTGGGCGCAATGATGATGGTGATTTTGTATTCACCGACAAGTCAGGATTTACAGCAAAAGGATATGACGGCAAAGCAAAGTCAGCAGACGATGTAGAAGCAATGTTTAAAAATCGTCCGGGCTATGCAAAGAATCCAGAAGGTTATGGCGTACTAATTGACAATATGAAAGGTGCATACACAGCATTTGAAAAAGCAACGCCTAAAGACTATAGAGGCTTTTTTAAAGGCGATATGCTTTACTTTAACAAACCAATGGCAGAAGGTGGCGACTATGTGTTTAAGCCAAACATTGTTGAGTACAGAGTAAAACAAGACTCGGAACTAGGTAAAAAGATTGGTGCAAGTACAGCAGGTATTGTTATACACAGAGAAGTTAGTGCAGACGGTGTAGAAGGCCCATTAAAGAATGGCGATATATTCCAAGGCAATGAAGTATTAGTTGTACCACCAGTTACAGTATCAGATGCACCTAGCATTGACGATACAAGTGTAAAAGAATTAAAAGCAATTATATCAAAAGATGCTGCCGCAATGGATGCACTATTAGATATAAACACACTAACACAAATGAAAATGAAAAAGTTACCTGAAGTATTTTATAGTTATATGAACAGTAAAGTAGACACAGGATTAGATAATTTAGGTGGAGACTTTTTAGATTGGGTAAAAGCACGTAATCAATTAAGTGAGCCAGCTAAGAAAAAAATTGCAGAGTATGTAGGCAATAACCAGCAAGGGTTTACAGCATTATGGGAAATAGTTGCAAAGATACAACAAGTCAAGGATGATGTAATTAATCAACTTGACAACCAACCAGGAGCACCTGTTAGATCAAGTATGTCAAGCAAAGACGACTCAGCCGAAGGTGGCGAAGGGTATGTACTAGCACATCCAGAAGGTGATATAAAATTAGTGCCACGTAAAACTTTTAGTAAATACAACAGAGCAGTTGAAAGATAGGGGAATATCAAAATGAAAATGCACGAAATAGTAAACGAAGCAGACTACGGAGATGATCCTAAGTCAAAAATGATTGCAGATTTAGGACGCAGACTAATGGACATGAGCGCAAAGATGCCAATGGGCAAAGGCGTAAGTGATGCAGACATTGAAAAATCAAATAAAATGAGTTCATTCGGTGATGCACTTACACGATTTGGTTCGCCGTTTGGTCCTAAAAACATGAAAGAGTTAGTCAAGGCAGCAAGAGTAACGCCTGAAGAAGCAAAAGAATTTATTGAACTTGCACAAAAAGCAAAACCAGCAGAAATTAAAGTTGCTGACCCAGAGCCACAAGACGAACCAGAAGATGAGTTTGACGATGGTCCAAGTGACGATGAAATTGATGCACAAGCAAGAGCAATGGCACGAGGCAAGTAATGGACTTTATTAAGGACATGTACAACGAAGGGCTAGTTGAAAAACACCTTGAAGAAGGTGCATGGGCCGATATCCGCAAGCGTAGAGTAGAACGATTACGTGACGAGCGTAACATTGCACTATATGGTTATCTTGTAGGACCTGAAAAAGCAATGCGAGCTAAAAAGTTTATAGAAGCTGCTGAAAACGGACAAAGCATACCTAAGTCTTTTGTAGAAGGTTATTTCCCCATAATTGCTATGATAGACGATATTGTAGATGCTGGACCTGGTGCAGTAGCACAGCTACGTAATTTGCACAAAAGGTTCCAAAAATAGCATATATCTCCTGTTTTTTTACAAAAAGACTAAATACATATAACAAGTTCAGAAGAGAAATGAACGAGTTTAACCATTTAGATATAGGAGAATAAAAATGGCAGCAATTACAAAAGCAAATGACACAGCAGACCTAAGAGTTAATGGCTTAGGCGGAACACTACACATTCTAACAATTGATGATACTTCAGCAGTTGGTCCAGATGCCATCCGCTTAGAAGCAGAAACTGAAGGTTTTACAGTAGTAGGCATTGAAGGTTCAGGTACAAACGGCGTAACACAAGATGGCGAT